AGAGCCGAGTTCCTGGTAGACGGCGATCAGCGAGTCGGAGCCAACCTCGGCGTGCAGCCCCTCCACGTCCGCCACGTAGCTTCCGGCAAGGTCGCCCGTGACGATCGCGGGCGCTTCGCCGGGCGCTGCCGCGACGTGCGGCGCGGGATGGCTGTAGAAGCGGCCGCTCTTGCCGTCCGCCATCCGTTCCAGCACGCCCGCGTGGACGGCTTCGGCGGCGGCTCCGACGGCCTGTGCCAGCAGCGCTGCAACCTGGCCTTCCACTGTGGGTAGGTCGTTCGTGTAGGTGACGCCCATCTACAGCACCTTCGCGCAGAGGCAGCGGTTGACGGCCCCGAACGTCTGCCCCGTGGTCACATCGAGCACGCGGTAGTCCGCGCCATTCGCCCGGATGCGGTTGGTCACGCCGATGGTGACGCTGGTGTCGAGCCAGATTTGCCAGTAGGAGATGTATTCGTCGCGCGCGCCCCGCAGACTCTCTTTGCCGGCGCGGTAGCTGAAGAACGGCTGCACGCGGCAGGGCACGCCTGCCGCCGTCTGCGGCGTGACGGTGAAGTCCGCCACAGCACCGTTGCCGGTGAGGTCTTCCAGCACATAGGCTGTGTCCTGCATCGCGGCAGCGGCGAACCCCTGCCCGAGGAAGGCGATCTCACCCTCGCTGAAGATCGGCAGCGCGCTCATACGCTGTACCGCACGTAGGGTGCGAGCAACGCCCGCGCACGCGGCGGCAGGCTGCCATCCTCCTGCGCGTAGCTCAGCGTCTGGTCGCCGACCGTGGCGCCCTTGAGGTAGGGGTCGCGGTAGCGGGCGACGTACCAGGCCGTGACCGTGTTCACGCAAGCGTGTTCGATCGCGCGTGGCAGCGGCGTTGACTGGAGCGTGTCGCCGGGCAGGTTGTAGCCCGCCGTGTAGACGACGGTGTAGCGGTACTGCTCGGAGCGCGGCAGCGCCGATGCGCCATAGAGGAAGAGGTCAACGCGGATCTCTGCGGTCCAGAGCCAGGGGACGATGCCCTGAATCATTCCCGCCGCTGGGTCGTCTAGCTCGTACTGCGTCGTGGGAACCAGCGTGCCATCGAGCGCGACGCTGGTGAGCGTCACGATCGGCGTGCGGCTCAGGGCGAGCTGGTTCGTGCCGTAGCCGCGCACCGTCTCGCTATAGGACTGTTGCGCGAAGCAGCCGACGTTGCAGTAGTCGGTGATCGTGTCGGACGCCTGGCCGATCAGCAGGGTCAGCACGGCGTCCTGGCTGGCGTCGGTGAGTCCGAGCAGCGTTTTGACCGTCGCCAGTTGGGCGAGGTTCGTGGTGGTCGCCGGGCTGGTAACGGTCAGCATCGCTCCTGTCGTTTAGACCTGGCCGGCCGCGTCTCCGAGCGCGTCGAGGCCGCCGTAGCGAATGTTGTCCTCACCCTCGACGTGCTTCGTAACGAAGGGCTTGGGCAGGTTCGCCCGCTCGGCGATGCGCCGTCCCACGAGGGTGTCGGCGACGGCTGGCGGAAAGCCCGCCACATCGCCGACGTTGTACGGCGGGTAGGGCTTGGTGAAGCGCACGCCGACCATTAGGCCGGAAGCTCGGCAGCGCCGGCCGTGGTGATCACTGCCGCGACAACCGCCGTGTCCGTGCCGACAGCGGAGAGCGTCGGCGTGACGGTGATGCGGACGTAGCGGTTGGCGAGCGAGAGATCGACATCCGTTTCCTGGATGCCGACGTTCGCGCCGGTCGCTGACTGTACGAGGTCCGCCGGCTGCACGCCGTTCGGCTGCGTGTAGGTCGCCCAAGCGCTGTTGTCCGCGCTGTGCTGGATGACCGTATGCACCGTGTTCGTCTTCGCCGCGGTGAGGTTGCTCGCGGCCGTGACGGCGACCGTCATCGACAGCGGCAGCCCTGCAGCCGTGCGGTCGATCGCAGCGCCGGTGATCGCGCCGCCAGAGAAGCCGGTGCCAGCGACGCCGTTGGTCGGGGTGATGCCGGTGTAGGACTTGATGAAAGCGCCGATGTTGCGGTTCAAGCTCATGTTGGTCGTCTCCTCGGTGACAGGGTTGAGACGGTCGTTGGGACGACCTAGTAGGGGACAGCGCTGAGGTAGGCTGCCGAGAGATCGTGCCGCATGACGAGATCGTGCTCGGCGATCGCGCGGATGACCGTCTGGTCCTGCTGGAAGCTCGACTGCATGCCGGTGCCGTCGTTGAAGGCGGCCTCGGTCGAGGTGTCGAGGATGAGCTGCTTCGACTCACCGATCACCACGTCGGCGAAATCGACGAGGTACATCTCGGAGCCTGAGCCGCTGATGTTGATCGGGATCTGCGTGCTGGTGGCGTAGGGGATCTTCCACAGATTGCCGGTCAGCATCTCCTGCCGGAACATGTAGAAGCCGTTGGTGTTGGTGACGGTCATGAGCGCCAGCTCGGTGCGCGGCGACATCATCCATCCGGGCTGAATGAAGCGCACGTTGGCGTTCTTGAGCGCCAGCAGCAGAAATTCGAGGTCCGTGATCATGTTGGCGAGTGTCGAGCCAGCCGACGCCTGCGTAGAAGCAGCCCACGACTTGATGCCGCGTGGGCTGGCGGCCGAGCCGTCGCTGCGGATAAACGCGTTGTCCTCAGCCTGCGCCATCGCGGACACGAGGTCGTTGCGCACCATCGTGTCGGCGGCGGGGCTGGACTGGCGCAAGAGGTCATTGGAGATCGTGACGAAGGCGGCCAGCTTCTTGAACGTCAGCACGACTTCGCCGAGCGCCTGCTGCGTGTAGGGCGCGGGCGCGTTCTCGCCGATGTAGCTGGCGGTTGAACCGGTGTTGAGCCGCGGGATGCGCAGGCTGGAACCGCTCATCGGCAACTGCGTCGCGCCGAGCTTGCGCACGATGCTGCGCGGGCGCAGGAACTCGATGATGTCGTTGGAGTATTCCTCGGGCACGAGGAAGCCGCCGGCGACGTTATCCGCCGTGCCGAGCGCCTTCGCGACGCCGGCAAAGCCGCGCTTCTCGGCGAACTGCGCCGCCTTCGCGGTGTCGCCCTTCGAGGCGGCGAGCGCCTGCACCAGCACGCCGATGCCCTCGCCGCGCGTGGAGGCGCTGGAGCGCTCCTCGGAGCCGGCGGCGGCGCGGATCTGCGCCTCGAAGGTGCTCTGCTTCTCGCGCAGCGGAGCGACGGCCTTCTCAGCCTCCTCCGCCATGACCGTGCGAATGTCGTCGAGGGTGAGGGGCATGTCGTTCTACTCCACGCGGCCGGTGACGGCCTGCATCGCCTTCGCCATCGAAGCAGCCGCCATGGCGCGAAGCTGCTCGATCGTGATCTCGGGGTCCGATTCGCTGCTCTTCTCGACGGCGCTTTCGGTGGCGCGGTGGCTGGCGTCGCCATCGCCGTCGCCGTCCGGGTCGGTGCCGTCGGCGGGGTTGTTGATGTTGTCCGCGTTCGCGTCCGGGTCGCTCTCGAACGAGTCCAGTACGGCCTTCATGTGGCCGGCGGCCTCGGTCATCGCCGCGTAGCCCTTGTGCAGCCGGTCGAGCGCATCAGCGGTGAGGTTGCCGCCGCTCTTGCGGGCGAGACCGCGCAGCGCCTTCGCCATGCCGGCGACGCAGCCGCACTCCTCGCCGCAGGTGCAGGCTCCGGCCGAACAACTGCAGGTGGTGCTGGTGCAGGGGTCCATGTGTTTCTCCACGGACGCTGCTGCGCCCTTCTCGGCGAATTGGGCCGCGTGTTTCTCTAGATGTGATCGGGCACTCGCCTTGTCGGCGTCGCTGATGCTGGTCTGATCGAGCCGCGCCAGCGCCGCATCGACGCCCGCTTTGACCACGGCGTGCTCGCCGTCGTGCTTGTGGTGCGGCAGGTGGTAGTCGCCTTTGTTCGTGCCGTCGCCCGAGTAGGCGGCGCACATCGCCTTGAGGTCATCGACCGAGGCGGCGGCGACTTCGGCGGGGCCGTCCCACGTCTCGCCCTCGGGCGCGGTCGGGCTGGCATGGAAGGGGAGCGCCGTGCGCAGTTCCACGCCCTGGTGCAGCGTCCGCGTGGTCAGCGCTTTGCGCGCAGCCTCTACGTCCGCCACGGTCAGCGGCAGATCGGCCGGCCATTCGTCGAGCGTGCGTTCGGCCCACGCTTTGAGCGGGGCCACGTCGATGCCGGCGGCTTTTGCGCCCACCAGCGCCTCGGGGTTGGCAGGAACCGGCACCCACGAGTATTCGAGGAGTTCTTGTTCTTTGAAATCGATCGGCGGGAACCAGCTATTGTCGTCGGCGCGGTCCTCGGCGATCACCCACTTCAGCGGTCGGAAGCCCACGCTGGTGGCGGAGAGGAAGCCGCCCTTGACCATCTGGTAGATCATGTCGGCGAACGGGTAGAGGTCGCGTTCGCAGAACTCGGTCACCGAGCGCAGCTTGCCGCGGCCGGTGGTCACTTCGAGCGCGCGGCCGATCGGCGGACTCTGGTAATCGTGCGCCCAGAGCACGACGGGATTCTTGAGGTAGTTGTCGAGCTGCCAGCCCTTGACGGCGATCGTGTCGCCTTCGCGATCGGGCGATGCCT